AGGAATACTTACCAGAAAGTGCAGTAGAAATAGACACAGGTAGTTTTATTATACCTTTAGATAGCATACCTGCATATGGCATGAGAGAGAACCCAAATTACGGAAAGCCTTTGCCTGCTTCACAAGTAAGAATGCAGGCAGTGTTTTTAGGAGAGGTTGATGGTGATAGAGGAATGTATTATTTCTCTTATAAGGGGGCTTTTGCAAAGAAGTTTACACCAACAACATTTAAGTTTTTACATCTTGATGTAATTAGGGATTCTAATAAGCCTGATAGGATTTATGGATTTAAGCAGGGAACATATGATAGCCTTGTTTATAATTCAGAACTACCTGATAGTGAGCAGATGGATGAACCGTCTTTGGCTGATATGCAAAATTATGTAATGGAAGTAGCAATGAATAACTACAGTCCTTTAATTGATTTAGATAGACACCACAGCACTGTTATTGATAGGAACTATGCAGAACGATTTGTTATTACAGATGGAACTGTTATTTCTATTGATGCAACACCTAACCGTATGGGTAATAAGAGAATGTCAATTACAGACGTAAACTCTGATTACAACTATGATAGGGCAGGTTGGGCAGGGACTACTTGTTGGATTCCTCCTCATGTTGAAATTGATTTTGGTATCAATTCTACTGTATTGGTTGTTGCTAGAACATCACAGGGTAAAAATGAAGATGGAAGTTTAAGAGAAGTTTCTTTGAATGTAAGTGGTTTACTATGTATTCATAATATGGGTGTAGTTGCTGAACCGTTTGTAGCAGAAGAAGATGACCTTGATTGGTTCTAGAAATAGAGAGGATAGCGCAAAATACTTATCAGTAGTAAAGAGACTGACGAGTGGGTGCAAGGCCCACCACTAAAAGTGATTAAAATGTATAAAATAGAAAATGGATTAATACATGGAGCAAGTTATGCTTTACATGTAGATAAAATTGAGTTTCTTACTTGGAGATTAAATGAAGAAACTGAAGAATTTTGGGTTAAACTTCATACACCATCAGGTAAGGAAATTAGACTTAAGGTATTAGAACAAGACCTTAGAGATATAGTAGATTGGAAATATAATGGGGATTATGAATTAGAAATAGGTGATGAATTTGGATTGGACTAAAGATAAAAAAGGAAATGCAGTAGATAATAATGAAGCAAAAGAAAATGATTTTTTTGCACAAACGAAAAAGAAAATACTTGCTCAAATTAAAGAGCGACTTGAAAGAGATAGAAGCCATCTTTTGTGTTCTATTACAGGAAACCCGAAGGTTGGTAAATCTGGGTTAGCAATGGATTGTAGAACAGAAGAAGAAATTGAAAACGGAATGAAGATTTTAATATTAGATTTTGATAATGGTTGTGAACCCACATGGAAAAGTTGTTGGGATTCTGACCCTAATATCATTATTTTTAATCCTATTGAAGTTAGAATGGATGGAACAACTGATTGGGAAAATACCTTTAATAATGCAAACTACTTTTGTGCATATGCAAAAGAATTAATTGAAGAAGGAAATGTTAAGGCGTTTATATTTGATGGTGTAGATAAATCATTTGAAGGTTCTAGTGATGTGCTTAGGGAATTATTAGTTAAACAACAATCAAGAGAAGGCAGCATTGTAAAGGCAACTGATTCAGTAAGAGTATCTACATTAGATTGGAAGATTAGGAATAGGATTTATAATAGGCTTCTAGATTTGGTTTGTAATCTTAAATGTGATAGATTTCTTATTACTCATATGAAACCTGTATATGATAATATCAATGTGCCTACACCTGTTGGTGAAGTTCCAGATTGGCATAAAAGCACACCTGCTAGGTTTGTGCAAATGTTACATATTGTTAAACAGCCTTCACAGGAACATACAGATTATGTTTGTGAATTACAAGCAAGCAAAACTAATCCCGATTTAGTTGGTAATAAATGGGTTATTTTTACTACTAATGGTAAGAATCTATGGTCTGGATTAGATGAATTAAGAAAGGGAACAATATGAATATAACAATAGAAGTGTCTGATTTTAAGGATGCGGTTGAGGCAGTTTGGCTTAAAGGCAAGTATAAGTCCTCAACCACTTCTAAGACAGATGTGGTAAGTAATTCATGTTTATGTATATGTAGAAATAACCGAATTGAATTTTATAATGGAAATGATAAATCTGCTTTAAATGTAAATAAGATAATAGACTATTCAAAAGACGACTTAATGTTTATTTTTGATATTGGAAAGGTTATGAAATACTTAAAGGTGTTTAAAGAAACAATGACCTTTAAAATAACAGATTCTAATATTCTATTAAAGAGTGGAAATTCTAGTGCTAGAATTGCTAAGTTAGTTGAACATAATAATTTTGGATTGATTTCTAGAATAATGAATATTTCCTTAGAACCTCCTGTTATATTTGGTAAGACTGAATTAGATTGCAGATTATTATTTCAAGGAAATGATTTTGCTAATGCTATTAAGTTTTGTAATAATGTTGGAACTGCTACCTTTAAATTAAATTATATAGCAGGTCAAGATACTGCAACAATATCTTCACAAACTATGCATAAAACTGAATTTGCAAAGAAAGAATTTCCTATTATCAATAGAAGTGAAAAAAGCATGACAGTAGAATTTTCAGCACCATTAGATAAATTTTGTATTGATGAACCAATGCAAATATTTGGTGGAGATGATAAGCCATTATTGCTTTGTGGTTCCGATAGAAAGATGATAATAGCCCCGTATATAAATGATAGGTGATAATATGATAATAAGTGTATCCAATAAAAATAATATGATAGGTATTAGATATAGAGATGAGAACAACGAAAGAGTAGAAAACACAATAACCTTTGATGAGTTTAAACCATACTTCTATATATTAGACACAGCACAAGAGATTGCAGATGCAATAATTAAAGATAAGTATACTAATTTTAGAGCACCCGTTAACATTTATTATGAGTTAACAGATGAAGTAAACTTAGATGGTAAAAAATTAAAGAAGGTAACTTGGTCTCCTTCAAAACCTGAGTTTGCTAGGACTCTTAGAAACTTATGGATTCATACTTATGAAGCAGATGTTGCATATCATTATAGATATACAATAGATAATTTTAATGAATTCCCAAATTATAATCTTAAAAAATTCTATTGGGATATGGAATGGGTATCAAACGACCATCAATATGAAGGAGCGATAACTTGTATTGTTGCTTATGATAATTATGAAAAGAAGTATCATACCTTTGTGTGGTTTCCTAAAACAAATCGGCCTATGTATATACCAAACCCTAAACAACATGTCTTTGATTCTGAAAGAAAAATGTTAGAATCATTTGTTAGTTTTATACAAATAAAAGACCCAGATATGTTAATTTCTTGGTTTGGTTCTAAGTTCGATTTACCTAAATTGATTAAAAGAATGCAACATAATGATTTAGACCCTAGAAATTTATCTCCTTATAATGATGTAAACGGTGTTTATTTTAATGACGGCGAAATTAAATTAACTAAAAAGGTGGAAAATTATAGCCCCGTTGAACAACCCATTAAAGGTAGATTAACTTTAAATCTTGATTTAGCATTTGAAAGACAATGGAATGACGCACAAAAGGGAACATTACCTTCTCTAGCATTAGACTATATATCAGAAACAATCTTAGGAGATAAAAAATTAATAAGCGAAAAGTTTCCTGATAAAAATGATTTCTTTGCTAGAGGTTGGTTAGAAGATACTGATAATTATTTATCATACGCTGAAAAGGATGTTGAATTAATTGTTAGAATTGATGAAAAGAATTATACTTCTGAAGCAGTGCTTTCATTACAACATCTTTTGGTTGCACCGTTTGATGCTTGTTTTTATGCTTCTAATATGGGAGGGATATATTTTATGCGTAATGCTACATGGAAAGCACCAACAGGTTCTAAAACAGAACGGGTTGATTATGAAGGCGCTATGATTTATGACCCTACATCAGAAGGAACAAATGGTTTACATTTAGGTGTTGCTGCATTTGATTATGCAGGTTTGTATCCTTCAATGATGATTGCTCGTAATATTTCATGGGAAACTAAATCAATAGAACCTACTGAGTTTGCGGTTAATATATTAACACCTAGAGATTTCAGTGAAGAAACAATAAAAGAAATGAGATACTTCAAGACTAATGAGTTAGGCTTATTGCCTAAAGCAGTTTTAGAACTGAAAGAGTTAAGAAATAGTTATAAGAAGAAAATGAAAGAAGCAACAACCAAAGAAGAATATTCAAAGTGGGATACTAACCAAATGGCCGTTAAGAGATTAATGGCTTCATTTTATGGGGTGGTTGGTTATCAAGGATTTGGTTGGGCTGATGTGGATTTAGCAGCATCAATTACAGCAAGTGCAAGAGAAGCAATTAGAGAAGCAGCATTCACGGTGAGAGAATTATGAACGGAGATGAAGAAGAATGACAGACAAATGTAAAGAATGTAAAGAAGAATTTTCAAGAAGAAACACAAAGTCACATCAGCATAATAGTGCTATTTGTGGTTTGTGTTATCTAAAGTGGAAAAGAGAACAAAGAAATAGGAAGGGGTATTTATGACAATTTCTAAAAATGAATTAGAAAATGAAGATGAGTTGACCCCTTTTGAATTAAGGAAAAAAATAGCAGTAGTGATTTTTAATGATAGTTTAGTTGTCTTAAATATTGGAAGTAAATGCCTAGTGGCCTTTATATTTTTGTATGGTTTTTATGCAATTTTGCGGGATGTGAATTTAATATGAAAGTAGTTTATGGACATACTGATTCTATATATGTTCAAATTCCTATGAATAGGACAGAAGAAGTGCTTGATTTATTAAACACTAAAGTTAGAAAGAAATTTCCAAACGTTATGGGATTAGATGAACACCCTGTTACTTTAGAGTTTGAAAAATATTATGAATCATTAGGTGTAGGTATTACTAAGAATAGAAATGCTGGATTAATTTCATGGAAGGATGGAAAATACTTAGATGAACCGGAATTTGTAATGACAGGTTTTTCTGCTAAAAGAGTTGCAATAACTAAATTAGCAAAGACCGTTCAATTAGAAGTGCTTAATAGATGGGTAGGTCAGCAATCAGAACAAGAAATAACTGACTATTTAAGAAAGGAATATAATAGAGTATTAAAAGGAAACCTAGC